TTGACGATCAGCCCAGCGCCAACAGCCCTGACAACAGAAAGCCGCAGCAATCTCCCAGGCCTGAAGCCGAAGGCGCAGCCAAAGATAACGCCAACGCCAGCAAGCAGGCATCCGACGCCGAGTCCGCCAAGGCCGAGGAGACGGCCGCCGGGGCCGAGGCAGACGACTGGGATCCCAACTCCGACCCCTACGGAGGCTTCAAGCCTAGGACTAAGACTGCCGGCAAGGGCAAGCCCGCCGCCGACAAGCCAGGCATGATGGCGCGGGCCGGCAGTGCTATCGGCAGCGCAGTCACATGGCCGATGCGCAATAAGGTCAAGACAGCCCTTGGCGCTGGCGGACTGCTTGGAGCTGCGGCGGCATGGAACTCCGCCACTACCTCAGATCCTTTCCCTGGTGTTCTAGATGGAAATCCTGCCGGCGGTGTGCCGCCTGAAGGCGGAGATGCAGTGGCGCCAGAAGCCGAGTCCATGACGCCGGAGCAACGCATCCGGATGATGGCCAGGCAGCGAGGCATGCAGCCCGAATCAAATCCGTATCCAAGACAAACTCTTTGGAGGGTTTATTGATGGATCGCATTTCGATGGTGCAGATGGATCGCGGGCAAGGCGAGCAGCGCATGCGTCGGCTAATCGACGCCCAGGTCGCGCGGCTTGTTGATGCCGACATGGACCCCGCCGAGGCTCAGCGCATTGTCGAGCGTCAGGCGCGCGTGGCTGGCCCACTGCCTGAAGGACTATGGGCCAGAGATAACACGCCGGAATCCAATCGGGCGCTCAGGGAGCGGATCGCCAAGGGCAGGGCCGACGACGCCCGCATGGATGGATTCGCCGAGGACTACAACGCAGCAACCCGCGAACCCAAGCGCAAACCCGACATCGAAGTGGCAAGCGGAGACGGCTTTAAGGGGGGCGTTCTCCGGCCGCAGGCGAACGTGCCGTGGTCTGGAGTTGTCGCGGGGCGGGAAGCCGAGCGGGCCAACGCCCGTGAACAGTTGGCTGGGCAAGCCGACGCCCTCCGCAGGGGAGACGAGGCCGCGCGGGCAAGGGGCTACAAGAGCCAGCAGCATCAGCAGGATGCCACGCTTGAGTCTAAGACGGTGGGCGGCAGGGACATCCTTCGCGGCCAGTGGGTTGACACCATGTCGGCCCGTTTCGGGATGCCGCCGTCGCACTTTGATGCACTCTACGATCAGTTCGCGGAAGGCAAGACTCACCAAGAAACCGTCAAGGCTATCGTTGGAACCGGAGCGCTTCGTGAGCTTCGGTCGGCCAAGAACTACGAGGGCCCCAAGGCATCTCTCGCAGACCGCAAGGCCGCAGTCGAGGCCAACGCCAAGCAGTACAACGAAGCCCGCAAGTTGGCAGGGCCCCAGGGGCGAGCGATGATGGCGAATACGATCCTCGGCGCGCAGACGCCCGAGGACTTGCAGAAGGCCATGCTCGCTGCCCATGCGCTCGACCCGAATGCCGGATGGGGCAACGCCGGAGTGCTACAGGGCCAGGCCAATGCTGACGCGCGGGCTGTGGCCAATGCTCAGGGCAATGCTGGCGGGCCGCTTGACCGCATGGCAGCGGATCGGGCCAAGATCGACCAGATGCCTCTGGGCCGGGAACGGCTCAATGGTTATCGAGAGATGTATCGGGCGAGCGTGCCGCCCGGCCAACCCCGGTCAATGGACGAAGAGAACGCCTACGTGGTGAACAACGGGGCGCAGGGTGCTTCAGAGGCAGCAATGGCTGCCGTGGCCGGAAACCAAACCCCCGAGGCCATGGCGTTCCTCCAAGAATGGACTCAATCATACGTCGCGTCCGGCGCCGGAACTGGCACAAGATCCTATGAGGGCTGGATCCGCAAGCTCGGAATCCCCAAGAGCGAAGAGTCCATGGCCCTGTACCACAAGATGACCGGCGTGAACCCGGGCGGAAAGCTCTGGGAAAGGCCGGCTGAGTTCTTGCATGGCGTGACGGGCTGGGACGTTTTCAATGCCGTCCCATCGCACGCCGAGGCCGCCGGCCAAGGCAAGAAGTAACGTGACACTTGTACAGCTACTTCGACTCGCTGAGCCCAAAGCAGGCCCGCAACTACGGGTATAGCTACTTCCCTGCCCCTTCCGGGCGACGGACGGCACAGGCCCTGTCGCCCGAGGTCGAGGAAGAACTGCTCCGCCAGGTGGAGTCGCGTTCTGTCCCGGCCGCCGAGCTGCTGTTCGACGCCGTTGACGCGCCGGCATCCTATCTCAGGGACGTCCTTTCTGGAGTTCCTCTTGGAAGCGGGACGACCAGCGGGCAGTTGCTCGACGCCTACAACCTGAGGCCTAGCGAAGATGCTCTTGGCGGGTGGGGGAGGCCGCTTGCTGAGTTCGGAGCCGGGGCGGCCCTGGACCCGCTGAACCTCGTCGGCGTGGGCGGGATGAACAAGGCCGCCAAGGTGGCCCGGGGCGTGTCGCTGGCTGGCGGCCGGAACCTGCTCGATGACGCCAGCCGGGTCATGTCCCGGAGACTTATCCAAAACAATGACCTGGGCGGGGCGTTTGCCCAGAACGCACTCAACACCTGGCAGGACATCGGCAAGGGCGTAGACGATCTCACGGACCCTGACCTGATCGCACGGCCACTGGCGGGATCGCGCAGGGCCAGGCGGGAACTGACCCTTGAGGATTTGGTGCAGGCCCAAGACCAGGCCGCCCAGCCAGAGATCATCAAGTCCATCGAGAATCAGCTTGGCAAGGGCCAGCAGTACGATGACCTCGCTAAGCAGACGCTCCGCTACGACGTCGGGCTGGGCCTGCCGTTCTCGGACTACAGTTCTATTGGCTTCAACATCCCGGGCGGCGGCAAGCTCGCCAGCGGCCTGGACCGGCTCGGGCAGATCGCCCGCTGGTCGGGCCCCGGCCGGCAACTCTATGCCGCGTTCGACAAGGACACCTTCGGGGCCACCGAGGAAGCCGGGCAGATCATCGGCAAGGAGGCAGCCACCGCCATCCGGGCGGCCGACGAGAAGAGCGGGGCCGAGATCCAGGAAATCCTTGGCAAACTTCTGCCGGACGTATTCAACGACGCCGACCTCTCCAAGCGGGTCCGCCGCATTCTCACGAACTCCACCAAGGGCGCGGACCTCGATCTAGTTACGCCCGGGGCGGCAGGGTTCCGGCAAGACATCAAGGACTTCGTGGACTCCTGGAGCGCCCCCGGCGGGCTGCGCGACGAGTTCCTGGACCGGAGAGCGGAAGCCGGGCTCAGCAGCAAGCTCTGGGAAAGCCGGTTTGGCTCGAAGTATTTCCCTCGCCGCATAGACGACCTCTCGTTCTTGTCCAAGATCGAGGACCGCATGGCGACCGGGGCGGCCAGGCACTCCAAGGGCGCCGGATCCGGTCGGGCGCTCGGCACCACCACCGCCGACCAGCTTCCGCGTAAGCGATTCATGGACGTTCCGGGCGCCGAGGACATGCTTAATCGCCTGTCGCTCGACACCAACGTAGCCGGCCCGAACCGCACGAAGATCACCGACGACGCCGCTGCCCAGTACATCAAGGACGAGATCGACCAGGAGATCGCCCGCCGCTTCCCTCTACAGAACGTGGGCGGCAAGCAGGTCCGGGTGATGCCGAACGGGCAGGAGGTCCCTCAGTACAGGCTCTCCTCCGCCAAAGCACTAGCCCGGGTTCTGCATCAAGTCGATGAGAACTCCATCAAGTCGGGCCTGCCAATCTTCGGCTCGCACTTTGCCGACGATCTCCGGCGGTACGTGCGCGGCAACGAGCGGGCCATGGCCGTAGCCAACGTCATGTACGACTTCATGGGGGGAACAGCCAAGAACATCCCGGCCGGCAAGGTCAACCAGGGCGGGCACATCCCCCTGTCGAACGCAGTCAAGGCGCTCGGCCTCAAGACCATCGACAACCGCAAGCTGATCGGGCCACTGGCGCAGACGGGGGCGCCCAAGAACACGATGCTGTTCGCTGGTGCTGCCGAACAACTCCTGAGCCGACTCTCGGCACGGTTCCCGAACGCCGCCCAGGAAATGAAGGGCTTCTCGCTCGACAAGCGCATGCTGGAGCGGCTCACGCGGATCGCCGACTTCTATGACTACCCCCAGGTTCAGAAGGGGTGGATCAAGATGTGGGATGATTTCACGCGAATCTGGAAGGGCTCAATCCTCGCCTTCCCCGCCCGGTTCACGCGCGACTGGTACTCGGGCGGCTTCTCCAACGCCGTTGAAGTTGGCGTGGGGTCGGACCTCGTTCGCGGCTACGCCGGGGCCAAGTATCTGATCCAAGGCCAGTTCGACCGGCTGGATGAAATCCTGAATCAGATGCCGCGCTACAAGCGACTGACAAACCCGCTCGACCGCAAGCAGTTGTTCGAGCGTGACCTTGCTTCCTCGGGACTGCTGGGCGGGCGGCGAGCCGTGGACTTTGCCGATGCCGCGAACACCATGCAGTCCGGCGTGGACGTCGCCGACGAGCTGATGCCGGGCATGAACCCCCGCACGACGGTTGGCTATCAGATAGGGGACGCACTAAAGGGTCGGACTCCGCTCGGGGCGGACAAGGCGGCGTATTCGGAGTTGGGCGGAGACTGGACGAAGTTCTTTGAGACCGGGTGGAAACGCCCCCGCGATGTGGGCAACCCGATCCTGCGCTGGTCGCAAAAGCTGGGCGACACCACCGACAGCATCAATCGCGCTGCCGGGTACATGGGGCTTCTGCTCAAGGGAATCGACCCTCTGGAAGCGGCCCGCCGGATGAAGGCCGCCCATGTGGACTACAGTTCTTTGACCACCTTCGAGCGCAACACCATGCGCCGCTTCATCCCCTTCTGGTCCTATACCTCAAGGATCGGCAAGTGGGTGGCGACCAAGCTCTATGAGAATCCGGGCGGGCGGTTCACGCAGTTCGGCCTGCGGGCTCCCGACGCGATCCTCTCTAGGGACGAGGAGTACACCCCCGAGTCCATCCGGGCCAACTACGGCATGCCCGTCAGCCCCGGGCTGGCCAGGCCGTTTGGTAAGCAGGCCGAGGGGGCCACGCCATGGCTCACCGACATTGACCTCCCGGGCATCGACACGCTCAACATGTTCCGCCCTGGGTTCAGAGCAGGCGGCACGCTCGACCTTTCTCAGACGGGCTGGAACACCGTCCTCGACTTCGCCGGGCGGTCGCTGCATCCCGTGGTGCGGGCTGGCGTGGAGGCCGGGACCGGCATGAACCTCTACACCAAGCGGCCAAAGAAGGACTTCACGCCCGCCATCAATGAAATCCTTCGCCCGATCATCCCGCCCGAGAGCATGTACGGCCAGTGGATCAAGACCGTGGCGCCCGCCATTGATCTCATTCCCTTCGCCTCTCGGCCTATGCAAATCGCCAACCGCCTGATGGACTCGGAGAAGATCCCAGACTTCCGGGACCGTCTCTATCAGATGGGCGTCAACGCCTTTACCGGGGTGAAGTTCCAGAACGTCAGCCCCGAGGCGAGGCGAATCGACATCCGCCGCAAGATCGGCGAGATGGCCCAGGAGGATCCGCTCATCCGTTCGATGACCCAGCCGTGGGTCCCCGACGAGGCTATGCCATACGTTGACCCGATGATGCTGGACTTGCTCGACCTCGACCGGCAGATGGCCCGGGAATCGTCGGCGGAACGGATGGCCCGGGAAGGACGCCCCGTTGCCCGCCGCACGCGAAGCCGCCAGACCGATCCGCTGAGCTACTTTGAGTAGGGATCGGCGGCGGAGACGGGCACTGCTCATCGAGCAAGGTGCGGTCCACATAGAAGCGGTAGGCCAGCCCGGGGCTCAGGTGCCCGAGAAACCGCCCGGCTGACCCAGGCTGGGCAATCTCGCAATGAGTGGCCCCGGAGCGCCTCAGCCAGCGCGGGGTGCCCGACATGCCGGCCTGCTTGCACAGGGCCTTGAAATGCTCCCGGCACTGCTTCTTTGCGATGGCCCAGCGGAAGAAAGTTCGGCCCCCTCCTAGGACACTTAGTTTCGTGAGAACGTCCAGGCACGGCTGCGACAGGCGCTTCGGAACCTGCTCGCCCGTCTTGTTCGGCACGACATACAGCCGCTCGCCCCGCAACTGCTCGCACCGCAGGTTGAGCAGATCCGAGAACCGGAGGCCCGTCTCGAAGCCGACCCGGACGAACGCCTCGTAGAACACCGCCGCCGGGCAGCGGCTCCGCTTAAAGGAGTACGTCAGCGAGCGGGTCGCAGCGATCAGGGCCGACAACTCAGCCATCGTCCACGCCACAGCGGGTTTCGGGCGATTCTTGACTTTGACGACGCGCCTGGGATAATCCGCCGCCAGCCCGAGATCGCAGGCGTGACGCCACAACGTCAAGGCCATTCGTCGGTAGTTGGCCCGCGTGGTGGGTGACTGGCCGAGCGAGGCCAGCCAGCGGTTCACCAAGGAGTCTTTCAGCGTCATTGGAGTGATGCCAGCGGCCCGCATGGAGCGGGCTACGCGGTGCAGGGCCGTCTCGTAGTCGGCCGTCACCGCTCGCTCATCGCAGTACAAGGAGGCGATTTCGATCATGTCATCCCTTTCCGCCCAAAACGGAAAGGGAGAAATATCACAGCGTTTAGAAACCAACACCCCTCTCTTGGGGTCCCCGGACCAAGCGTGCCCCACTGTGGGGTCCACCTATGACGGGGTTGTCGGTTCTAATGGCCACCGGCTTCATAAGCCGGGTGTCGCCGGTTCAAGTCCGGCCGCTGCTACTTTCTCCCTAACCGAAACAATCGGCGCTTACCACGCCGACAAAGGTTGGTTCTCGAAGAGCCAACTGTGGGACCTCGTCACCCGAGGCCCGCAGGTGTTCTGTGCCCGGCACATTGCCTGCACAGACAACAGTAGGCTCGCCCACCCCGCCCTGAGTAGGGGTACGCTTGTCCATGAATGGGCAGAGCAAGGGGAGAAGGCCTGGTGGTCTCGGGTAATAGAGATCCCTGAGTCCGCCTTGGGGTCTGGTGGCCGGCGGGTCAAAGCCACCGACGAATGGGAGCAGGACACTCTGGCGAACCGGCCAGACGCCATCCTGCTCAAGGGCGACGAGATTGCGTCCTATCGGTCGCAGTTCGCCTCCATCCTGGCCAACCCCATCTTCGGGGAACTCTCGGCCTCCACCACCCACCGGGAAGCATCGGTGCGGTGGCGGGACGAGGCGACCGGCCTGCCCCTGAAGTGCCGCCCCGACGCGATGACGGACGCCTGCCTGTGGGACATCAAGACCACCAAGGAGCAGGCCCCGCTGGAGACGTTCTGGAAGAGCGTCGTGGACTACGGCTACGCGATGCAGCAGGTGCATTACCTCGCCGGGGTCCAGGCGGCTGGGTTCGACGTTGATCGGTTCGTGTTCTTGGTGACCAGCACCGTCCCGCCCTACGCCTGCCATGCAGTGACCCTGCCTGCGCGTTTGGTGGCACGGGCCCGCAAGCAGTGGCGGCGGACGCTGGACGAGATCCAGTCGCGGATCGAACTGGATTACTGGCTGCCCGCTGATTCCGGGCAGGTGACTGAGTTGTTTGTTCCCGAGAAGTACATGGAGGAGCGGAATGGTTATCGACCATCAACTGCCTGGGTGCAGTAGTTCACCCGAGATTGCGGAGATCGTGAAGGCGCTGTGCAAGGCGCAGATGGAGTTCAAGGCCATCAAGAAGAGTGGCGTCATGGAGATGCGGGATCACCGCTATCGCTACTCGACTTGGACCGACATCTGTGACGCCCTGTATCCGGCGCTCCATAAGAACGGGATCGTGTTCATGCCCCTGCAAGGAAGGCAGGGCGACACGTTCGTGATGATGGGCATGCTCCTGCACGGGGAGAGCGGCCAGTGGGTTTCTTCCACGGCTCCGATCCGCGACGTCATTGCCGACAACCTCGGCATTCGCGGTGACAGCCAGTCGTTCGAGATCGCCACCACCTACGCCAAGAAGACCTTGCTCAAGGCCATGGCCGGCGGGTGGGAGGAAGGCGACGAGGCCCAGGAGCAGCAGGCTGCCGTCGAGCAGGTCGAGCGCAGCAAGGAGGAGATCGCGCTGCTGGAGAAGGTGAAGGGCCAGTTGGAGTTGGTGAAGGGCAACCGGCAGAAGCTGGAGTCCGTGCTGGGAAAGATCGACGCCGCAGTCAAGGACGGGCGGCTCAAGGAGGAGGACGCCAAGAAGTTCAAGGACGAGTACCCGCTGCCAGAGAAGGCAGCCAAGAAGGAGGTAGCAGTTGCTAACTGACCAGCAGGTTGACGAGTTGGAGCGGGCCATCGTGTACAGCACGTTGGACAACCTCCCGCTGATTCTGTCGCGGGCCATCCCGCTGTTGTTCTCTGAGTTGCGCACTGTGCGGGCGGCGCTTGATGCCCGCGTTAACTCTTTCCTGGAGGGAATCACGGATGATTGCCGAAGCGATGAGCCCGCAAGTGCAGGAGTGGATCCGGAGGGACTACGAGTCTGGAATGACCCTGCTGGAAGTGGGGCTGAAGTACCACTGGGTAACGAAGCGCGACCTGAGGAGCGTGCTGGAGGGGACGATTCGTCCGGGGGGCGGCCCGTCCAGGGAGGAACTCAGCGAAGAGGAACTCGTCGCAAGAAGGGACGAGATCAAGGAGAGGTGGACGCCGGAGCAGGCAAGGCTGAGGTGGGTGGGCCGCTACCTGTCGAGGCCGGAGTCCCTGGGATCCTCCCTATCGAAGGCTCTCCGCGAACTCGGGGGTGACGCTTGAAACCCCAGCAATGCGAGGCCCTGCCTCTGTTCGATCACCTGCTTCGTGATTACCAGAAGGAGGCGATTGAAGCTCTCCGAAGGGACTGGAGGCTGGGGCTCAAGAAGCTGCTGCTGGAGATCCCCACTGGGACAGGCAAGACAAGGACGTTTTGCCTGCTTCCCAGGCAGGGGGCCCGGACGCTGGTGATCGTCCCGCTGATCGAACTCATCACGCAGACGGTCAATACCATCCGCTCGCTGCGGAACTGCGAGCCAGACGTCGAGCAGGCGGACCTGTCAGCCGTTCCCGAGACGGAGTTCGTGGTGGCGTCATGGCAGACGCTGGTGCGGAACGACCGCTACAAGAAGTTCGTGGGCAAGGTGGATCTGGTGGTGGTGGACGAGGCCCACTGGGGCTTCACCGCCCAGGCCAGGGACATCCTCCAGCAACTGGTGGACGGTGGAGCCAGGGTGCTGGGCTGCACGGCCACGGCGTACCGGGCGGATAAGGTCAGCCTGCTGGGGTTCTACGAGAAGATCTCCTACTGCCTGTCCCTGCGGAAGGCTATTGACGATGGCTGGCTCTGCCCTCCCCGGGTGAAGGTCCACTACGTCCAGAGCATCAACCTCTCAAAGCTGGCCAAGAAGGCAGCGTCCGACTTCCAGGCCGAGGAACTGGACCGCATCCTCCGCTCCGAGGAGGCCCTGCACGACATCGCTGGGCTCATCAAGCAGAACCACCGCCCGGGACAGCCCGCTCTGGTGTTCGCCCACAGCGTCAAGCAGGCGGTCCTGCTGCGGGATCTGCTGCTGGACCGGCACGCCATCGAGGCCAGTGTGGTTCATGCCTATCAGTCAGACGAGGAGTATCGGTCTGAACTCAAGGCCTTCGTGTCAGGCAATCGGGAGTTGATTATCAACGTAGGCATCCTAACCACTGGCTGGGACCATCCACCTGTTTCAGAGATCTTCATTGCTAAGCCAACGAAGGCCCTGAACAAGTACACCCAGATGGTCGGGAGAGGCACCAGAACCCTCGCTGGGGTCCTGGAGGGCTGCGAGACGGTCGAGCAGCGGAAGGCGGCTATTGCGGCCAGCCAGAAGCCCTACTTCGTCATCCACGACCTGACGGATTCCAGCCGGTGCCACCAACTTTGCACGGCCCTGGACGTCCTGTCCGAGCAAAAGAAGGACATAAAAGTCAAGGTCAGGGACAAGCTCACGGAAGAGGCGTCCCTGGAGGAGATCGACGCAGCCGTTGCCGAGGAGATGGCGGCGGAGGCAGAGGCCGCAAGGCTGGAGCGAGAGGCTGAGCGAAGGCGCCGAGCGGCCCTAGTCGTCGGCGTGGAGTTCGGCTCCGAGGACCGTGATCCATTTGCCGCAGCAGACCGGACTGACGCTAGGCGGCGGACATGGCGCATGCCCTTCGGGAAGTTCAAGGGCCAGCCCATGGATTCTCCTGTTATCCCTACCAGTTATCTGGAGTGGATGCTCCGGGAATCCAAGCTCACTCCCATGTGGCGGTGCGCCGTCACGGCCGCCGTGGAGCGCCGGAGAAGCCCCGGGGCCAAGGTGTTTGATTCAGCCACCGGCCAATGGATTGCCGCCCATGAAGGATGACGCCACGTTCCTGTCCAATCTGGCGGCCAGCGAAGAGGCTGTCCGCGCCCTTGCGTCATCGCTGCACGGCGAGGGCGTGGGGGTGTTCGTTCCGCCCGTCGAGGTTCGCCCGTCGGCCGACCAGCGGATGGCATTCGCCGACAAAGGCGACCTGATCCTTTCTGGGTTAAGGGTCGAGGTAAAGCATCGAGGCTTTAACTTCAAGGATAGGGATTCCTATCCACACAAGACTGTGTTCATAGACGAGAAGTACAAGTTCGATGCCAAGGCCGACATCCCCTTGCTCTGTTATGTGAACCTAAGCCATGACATGAAGTGTGCCGCAGTCGTCTACGGATTCACGCGGCATCGCTGGACGCTCGACCGCAGGCCCAGCAAGGAGGAGGGGCGCCTGATCGTCAACTATCAGGTTGACAAGCGCTGGGTCCACTTCTGCCCGCCCAATCGTTTGCTGGGCTGAAACGAGTATTGACAGAGCATTTACAACGAAATCAGCGGTGTTTTATTTACTGGCCGGGACCACCGCACCGAAATGAAAAAACGCCAGCCTAAACAATCCGCCCTGAACTTGATCGGGCGGCCGAGTTACGACAGCACGAAATCCGGGCAACGGGCAGGTGTTAGATCCTGCATGGACGCTACGCCCCGGTGGAACGCTGAAACTAGGGCCAAATAAGGCTGTCGTGGCTACCCCTCTGGGGTTGCTGAGGAAGGGACCCGGGCCCTTTTCAGCACGGAAGCGGTGCGCCCGGAAGTAACACCTGAGGATTAAGCGATGAAGGTTTCTTACAAGACTGCTGATGGACGGCTGACCGTGGAGGTGGAGGGCAAGGATAACAAGGACGTGTTCGCTCAACTAGCCCTGTTCCAGGAGATCTACGAGACCCGGCGGTGCGGCGCCTGCGACAGCGAGCGGGTCCGCATGATCGTCCGGGAGGTAAAGGGCAACACCTTCTTCGAGTTGAAGTGCATGGACTGCGGCTCGGTCCTGGCGTTCGGCCAGAAGAAGCAGGACGGCAGCCTGTTCCCGAAGCGGAAGGACAAGGACGGCAACTGGCTGCCCAACGGCGGCTGGGTCAAGTGGTCGCCCCGCGATGCAGACGGCGACGAAAGCCCGTTCTAGGAGATCGAGATGCCACGGAAGGCACCCAACAAGAAGAGGCTGGCACAGGAGGAAGCCCGCAGGCTGCTGGCTTCCTACGCGGAGTCGCACGACCGATGTGCCATCTGCCACTTCAGGAAGTACCGGCCGGGCCGGCGAATGGAAATCCACCATATCGTCGGCCGGTTCGGCGCCACCCCGCACGACCATCGCGGGCTGGTGATGTTGTGCAACACCTGCCACCACGCGGTCCACAACCGGGTCCCGCCGCCATTCGACGGGCTCAAGAACGCGCACGTTCTCACTGCCAAGGAGGAAGAGGACGGCGAGGTGGACCTTGTGTACCTGGCTGGATGCAGGAGGAAGAAGCACCTGGGCTACGACCCGGAGCCAATCCCAAAGGCTTATCTCGATGAGAGGTCCGAGAATGACGAACGGTGAGTTCATCGAGGTCGTCGGCGGCCCGCTCGACGGATCGCGGATGGAGTTCGTGGAAGAGACGCGAATGGGGTTCACGCATGTAAGCGGAAACAAAGCCTATCGGTACACCCTGAAGCAGATAACGCCACAGAAGGGCGAGTTCATCGTCAGGCGCAGGTACGTCCTGGAGGGATTCATCAGTGGTAAACGGAAAACAAAAGGGGAAGAGGGGGGAACTTGAACTATGTCATGTGCTGAAAGAATCGTTCGGGTGGGATGCGGAGAGAAGCGTCCAGTACAACGGAAATGCGGGGGACTCGGACCTGCTTGTCCGGCAGATGCCGGCCATGTTCCTGGAGTGCAAGCGGGTCCAGAGCCTGTCGGTCTCGAAGGCGATGGAGACGGCGGTGCGGCAGGCGGGCTCGAAGCTGCCGTGCCTGTTCCACCGGAGGGACCGGGAGCCGTGGCTGCTCACGATCCGTCTTGCCGACCTGATGGAACTCTGCCGGATGGTCACCCAATCGAGCGCTATGCAAGTGGGGCGGTGCGCTCCCACTTGCCCCAGCGATTCGACCTCATCCCCTCCGCCGGAGCCAGGCGCGTAGCCGAAGCCATGGCGCACGGGGCCGAGCGGTATGGCGAGGGGAACTGGACCAAGGGCATGCCCGTGAAGTTCCTGCTGAACCATGCCCTGGCCCACATCTTTGAGTACCTGTCGGGCGACCGCAGCGAAGACCATCTCGGGCACGCCGCCGCCAATATGTGCATGGCCTGCCACTCGGAGGAGGCTTGGCCGGCAATCAATCAGGCCCCCGGGAAGGATCAGCCATGAAGCAAAAGCGCCCCGTCGCCTACCTGTTCCAACAGCGCGGCTACTCGGAATACATGGAGATCTTTCGGTTCAAGAAAGAGGCTTTGGCTGAAGCCCAATACTGCCGCTGGCTCGGGCAGCCCTCCACGATCACGCCCCTGTACGCAGGCAAGCCAGTGAAGGTGAAGCCATGATCCTCCAATGCAACCCGCCCATCTGGGTCACCACGCCGCTCGGTGAGGGGCATGCACTGTTCTTGATTGACTATGGCCCCAGCGTCAACACGATCTGGGTGGTGCATCAGTTCGAGGATGGGCGCGTCGTGCATGTAGACAGCTCGGAGATCCGCGTCATGGGCAATCCCATGTACGGGATCGAGCATCCTGAAACGCCGGTTCGTTCGATGAATAAATAACCCTTAGCAGGCAGGGAGGCCTAGATGGGTAAAGTCAACTGGACGATTGAGCCGACCGAGAACGGAGTCCATCGCGTCTCGTTTACGGGCAAGGGCACCGCCGAGATGTGGGTGCTGCTGTCAGCCGACTGGCATTGGGACAACCCCAAGAGCCGGCTGGATTGCATCGAGCGCGACCTCAAGGAGGCGAAGCGCATTGGTGCCATGGTGATCTCCTGCGGGGACCACTTCTGCGCTATGCAGGGGAAATACGACAAGCGGTCCAGCAAGGACTCGATCCGCCCGGAGCATCAGACCGGTAGCTACCTGGACGCCCTGGTGGAAACGGCCGCCGATTTTCTGACGCCCTACAAGGAAGTCATGGGCTTGATCTCGGTCGGCAACCATGAGACGGCGATCTATGGCCGTCACGAAACCTGCCTGACCTCACGGCTGGTTGAGCGGCTGCGGACCTCGGGCAGTCCGTGCCGCAAGGGCGGATACAACGGCTGGCTTCTGTTCCGCCACATGTGCAATGACGGCAAGCAGGGTGGCGAAGCGTACCGCATGTACTACCACCACGGCTCGGGCGGGGATGCCCCGGTCACGCATGGCACCATCGCCATGTCTCGGGTCAACCAGTTCGTGGACGCCGACTGCATTTTAAGCGGACACCTGCACATCAAGAACCTCTCGAAGTCCGCCCGGGAGAAGCTAACCCCTGCCGGCAACCGCAAGGTGTACGAGACGGCCCTGGTGCGTTGCTCGACCTACAAGGACGAATACGCGCCCCTTGAGGGCTGGCATCTGGAAAAGGGCAAGGGCCCCAGGCCAACCACCAACCCGTCGTACTGGCTGCGGTTGCGCGTGGACAGGAACCGGGTCATTCACGCCACCTTCCATGACGCGCCACCGGAGTGAGCCATGTCCAGCGACCATCACTTCCTGGTCAACGGAGTTCGTTGGCTCTGGCGGTACACCAAGCTCAAGGGTCAGGCCCAGGGCTGGACCTTCATGCCCGACCCCAAAAACCCCAACGTCAAGAAGAAGGTGTTGATAGACGAACGGCTTACTGGAAGGGCCCGCCTCAATACCGAGATCCATGAGTTCCTGCACGCGGCTAATCCCACGCAGAGCGAGGAGCATGTCTCGCAGCAGGGGGATGACCTGACCAGGATCCTGTGGGCATTGGGGTACAGGCTCAAGGAGAAGCCATGAGACTGCCGTGGGAGGTGATCGCCGAGGTGGATCCCGAGATCCTGCTGGCTGACGGGCTGGAGGACGCCTTCCTAGGGCTGTCCTGCGGGCATCACCACAAGCCAGTGGCCTGCTACTCCTACGAGAAGGCCCTGGAAGTCTTCGAGGGCCAGGGGATGTCCCGAGAGGAGGCTGAAGAGTGGATGTCCTTCAACGTGTTATCGGCGTATGTCGGGGAGTACACGCCGATCTTTATCCAGAGTCCATGCTGCGAGGACGAGGCCGAATGAATGCCCATTGCATGCAGACCCACTGCGGAAGAATGGTTGACCTGGCTGCGATAACAGAGGAGGACGTCTACCTCGAAGACATTGCCCACGCCTTGTCCCACATCGTGCGATTCACCGGCCACGCCAATCGCCCCTACACGGTGGCCCAGCACAGCATGCTGGTGGCGGACCTGTGCCCCGACGAGCATCGCCTGTGGGGGCTGATGCACGACGCCTGCGAGGCCTACGTCGGGGATGTCTCGACCCCACTCAAGGCCATGCTGCCGGACTACCGGGAGGTGGAGGAGCGCGTTCAGAAGATGATCGCCGCCCGCTTCAATCTCCCTTGGCCGATCCCGGATGTCGTCAAGGAGGCAGACCGGGAGGCCCTGATGATTGAGAAGATGGACCTGTTCGACAAGGCGCTGCCGTGGCCGGGGGATTTCCCGCCCCGGTCCAAGCGTCAGATCAAGAACGTCCTAAACCCCGAGTCTGCCAAGTGGTTGTTCGTTGAGATGTACAAGGAGCTTTCCGGTGAGGACGCCTGAAGAAGAGATGTTTGCCGGTGGGTGGAAGTGCCTGTGCGCGGGCGTAATGCTCCAGGCGGTCGAGCGCCTGCGCAGCGTGAGGCTCTGCACGGCGGGCTCGAAGTATCACAGCCACGACACCGGGGGCATCGACAAAGAGTCCCTGAAGCAGCGGGCGCAGGCGCAAATATGGATGGCCGGGGGCACTGGCGTAATCACTTTTGAGGACTGCTGCGAAAGCCTTGGGGTAGATCCAGGACGAGCAAGGCAAATGCTACAGGGCTATCTCAAGAGGTATGGATCGTAGTTAGACGCCATTCCAAACCAGTGTTACTCTCTCCAAATGAGGAAGCGAGGAAGGCCAAGGAAGGTGCCCGAGAAAAGGGAGCCGCAGCCCTGCGTGGACTGCGGCCAGCCCGGGTCTTATGGAGTGGACCCCTACGGCGTGCCGTCGGATCAGTGGAGGTGCAGGCCGTGCTATGAGCAGGCCTGCCGCAGGGTGGTCAGGGAAGACTACCTCACTCGATACGGGCGATAGCGCATGTCCCTCACCCCAGAGCAGCAGGCATTGGCCGAGGAAGCGGCCAAGCTAGTGCCCGTGTGCATCCGCGTGTTCCTTAGGCACATGCCCTGCCTGCGTCCTGTGGCCCAGGTGTGCGACCTGGAGTCGGCTGCCTACGTAGCCTGCTGCAAGGCGGCGAGAACCTACGATCCGGGGAGGGGCGTGGGAGTGAGTGCCTACTTTTCAGTGGCCATCCGCAACGCCATGCTGCGAGAAGTGCAGAAAGAGATAAAGACCCAGGCTCATTCGATTAAGCGGATCTCGTTAGACGAAGCCGGCCGGCGGCAGCCCCCGAAGCGCGAAGCTTCGGAGGCTGCGATGCCGGCCATGCTCAAGTTGACCGATGAGGAACGGGACTGGATTGAATCTTTTGTGTTCGACGGGACCAGCTTCAGGGCGTTCGGCCGTCAGGCGGAGTGTGACCCCCGCACCGCCAAGAAACTCCTCAAGAGCCGGATGAACAAGTTGCGGGACTTGGTGGAGGATGAGCCTTAGTCCGGGCCTCGAACATCCGCAGTCGATCTAGCACTGCCTGCCGGCCACGCTTGGCCTTGATGGCTTTGAGGAAAGCCTTGTGCTTGCCGAAGTAGTAGTCGATGGGGTAGCCCAGCGCCCGTGAGTGCAGGGCGTAGAGCAGGAAGCCCACCCCGTAGTCGTCCCCGCAGAGACGCTTGACTCCCCGGTTGGCTAACTCCGACGCGATCACCTCGACAGCCTTGCCCGCCACGTACTCGGCGTGGATGGTGTCCATAAGCGCCCGCTCCTTGGGATCCTCGTCCAGGACCTTCGCCTTGCCCGTCCCCAGGATCCTGTACCCGGCGGGAGAACTCTTCCCCACGGGCTGGCCGTTCTGACGTCGGGCAGCGTAGGCCTCCTTGGTTCGGGTGCTGACCCAGGATCTTTCCAGTTCACCGAGCAGCATGAGCAGGTGACAGACGAACTCCCCGAGGGCAGTGCCGGTATCCAGGTTGATGTCGATGGAGTGGATGGAGACCCCCTTCTGCTTGAGCAGGTGCAGGGTGTTGGCCCCGTCCCGCACTGAGCGGAAGGCCCGGTCCATCTTGGCCCACACAATCGCATCCCCCGGCTGCGCCGTCACCCACAACTTGAGCCCCTCCTCCCGCTCCGTGAACGGCTTGGCCCCTGAGGTGGCCTTGTCCTCGAAGAACCCACCCCAGGCATAGCCCTCCGCCTTGAGCTTGTGTTCGTAGTACCTCTCGATCTGCTGCTTCTGGGCATCGAACGTTAGTGACTGCTTGCCGGTGCTGGCCCGGCAGTAACCATAGGCTTTCTTCATGGGCACAACTCCAGGATTCTCTTGACCTCGACGTCCTCCTTCTTGACTGGCCAGAAGTACGGCAGGTCCGGCGGCACGTTCCATCCGTACTGCCCGTAGAACACGGGGTCCTTCCGCAGCAGGTTGGACCGATGGCTGTCGATCACCTTCTGGCGCACCTCCCAGTCCAGAATCCAAGCCGGCCAATACTCCTCTGGCATGCTCGCCGGCTGGGGCAGTTGTTCCATTTTGTTCTTGAAGCCCCGCCGGCACCATTCACTGATGCAGCAGTTCATGTAGACAGTAAGAGCCGCTCCGTGACCGTACCACATGAGGGTGGCCGGGTGATTCCTCCACCCCTTGGTCTCACCCCTGAGCGCCTTGAGTATTTGCAGGCACTCCACTCGCTGCTTGCCGAGCCGTTTGTTGTCGAGCATCCG